GCGGTGCAGCGCTGCTCGACCCGCACCCTCGACCGCCTGTAGGTCTCGACGCTGGGGTGCTGGCCCCGGATGATGAACTCGGCGTCCACCGTGGTCATCTCGGCGGCTTCGGCGAACACGCCGGTCCCGTTGCGGTCAGCGATCGCGGGCCAGCCGGCGGTGTGCAGGAACCGGACCCGCTCCCCCGGCTCGTGCCGGAACGGCGGTGCGGGGACCGGCATCGGCACCACCCGCGTCCGGGCCGGCAGGTGCTCCAGGCGCCAGGGTGTGGCGACCCACCAGTTGACCGGCACCTGCGCGTCGGCCGGCCCCAGGAACTCCGGGTTGGCTTGGACCACGACCCCGCAGCCGGCCTCGGCGGCCCACTGGCCGAACCTCAAGTCGTAGGCGGTCTCAGCGCTGTAGACGACGTCCAGGCCAGCGAGCCAGGCCCGGGTCTCGCGCTCCGGCAAGCGGCCGCCGTTCCACCGGGCCGTCGTCGTCTCCCACTGGGCGTAGCGCTCCGGGTGCTGCGTGAACCGACCATCCCGGCCCGGATCAACGAGCAGCACCCGCTCCGGGTCGAGGTGGCGACACACCTCCCACGTCTGGTTGGCGAGGCCCCTGCCGGCCTCGGCGCGGGCGATAACGCCTAGACGCACGTCAGCACTCGCGTAGACTCGGACTGGTCGTGCAGTACTGCCTGATGTGAACGGTCGAGGTGGTCGGCGGCAAAGCGGGGTCCCGGGTTCTGCTCCTCTTCCCCCCGCCGGGGACGGTCGTCTAGGGCGAGCGTCACCCGCCTGAAACCTGGCGGATCTTGACGACGGTCGAAGGATGCCAGACGTGTTGGCGGTCGTCCCCGTTGAGGAACCTTCACGAGTCGACCCACTTCTGGTCGGGGCCGCGCCCGTCGAGCGTGTAGCTGCGCTTGATCTGCCCTGGCGGCGAGTACATCCACAGCCGGTACCGGTGCCAGCCGGCGAGCCCGTAGTCCCGCCACGCCGACTCCACCACCGAGTGCATGCGGTCCTCGATCATCCCGACGTAGCCGGGCGGGAAGTCCTCGGCGAGCAGCCGCCGGTAGAACCCCGCCGTCGCCAGGTGCGGGCGCTGCGACCACTGCACCGTCCGCAACAACGGCGCACCAGCCACGTCCTGCGGGTCCCGGTCGAGCATCAGGTGCTCGTGGTCCGGTAGCACGAGCGCCTCGTGATGCAGGCGGATCAGGTCGGCCTCACCCGACAGGCACGCCGCGGTGAGCGCAGGCCAGTCGATCGGCTCGTCCGTGACGATCGGGCAGTCGTGCTCCACGAACAGCACCAGTGGCGTCCGCACCATCTCCAACGCACGCCGGGTCAGCCCGACCTGGTGCAGGTGCTCGTCATGGACGACCGGCAGGACCCGGTCCCACTTCGTCCCGGACAGCCACAGCAGCCGCTCCAAGTACTCCTCGTAGCGCTGCCGGTAGTGCTCCTGCTCAGGTCGGACCCCGTCGCACATGACCAGGATCTCGGCGTCGGGCAGCCAGTAGCGGATCGACCCGACCGTCGTCTCGATCAGGGACGTGTCCGGATGGGCTGCGACCGGTGACGTGGGGATCAGGACCGTCACGTCACCCGGGTCCGGCATAACACCCGACAGGCCACGAACCGCGTCCGAGGTGCGGACCGCCAGGTCACGCTTGTAGCCCTGCCACCAGGCAGAGCACCGGTTCGCCACCCTCGGCCAGTCGCTCTCGATCTCGGCCAGAAGGATGGGGAACGTGGTCCAGTGCGACAGGCGCGGGAACGGCAAGTCACCCCACATCAGCGGCCAGTACCAGGCCTGGTTGCCTTCTCGGCCGGCGACTTCGTCGACGACCGGCACACAGCCGGCCTCGAGCGCTTCCGCGACCCGGAACGTGTCGACCGTCTGCGGGCCGGCAGGGCACGGGACCACCCGCGCCTGCGCGAGACCGTGGGCGTACTCGGCGTGGGGGAGGCCCTGCGTGAACCCCGGTGTCTCCACCAGCCGTCCGTCAGGCAAGCCCCGCAAGGTCTCTAGGCACGCCTTGCGCCGGGAGTTGTTGACCTGCCCGGCGAAGAACCATCCCGCCTTCTCTGGCCGGTCGATGCCGGACAGCAGGCCCGGCAGGTGCGGCGGGAACCCGACCGGGAGCACCCAGTCGGCGCGGTCGGTGTCGTGGGGGGTCTGGACCCAGACGGCAATGTTCGGGTGGTCGAGCTTCTCGGCCGGGAACACCCGCTCCTCGTCGGAGGTGAGGATGACCAGCGCCCAGTCGAGCTTCGACAGCTGCTCGTTGATGTCGTCGACGTCGTCGACGTGATGGCGGGCCGGGATGACCAGCACGGCGCCGGTCGAGTCGCTCTTCTCCCACAGGATGATGCGCCCGTCGTAGACGTGGTGATCGAACTCGTAGCCCGTCGGCCAGGACAGGCCTGTCAGCACGGCGTCGACCATGGCCTGGTCCCAGCACAGGACGTGGCTATCCCACCAGACGACGGGGATCATGGCCGGTGGAACCTGACGTGGGTCTCGTGGTCGGTGGCGAGGTGCTCAGCGACGTAGCCGTGGCCGGCCATCAGGTCGTAGACGTCGCGGTCGGTGTGCGGCGAGTAGTCCCGTTCGATCAGGTCCGGGTGGACCGACACCCACCACTCGGCGTTCCCCGACGCCAGCAGCTGACTGGCACCGGCGAGCGCCAACACTTCGGCGCCTTCGATGTCGACGCTGACCGCGTCCGGGCGGCCGACCATCGTGGCGATGCCGTCGAGGGTGATCGTCGGGATCTGGGCGACGTGCCCCGGTTCGTGCAGGTACCGGTACGCCTGCGCCGGACACTCCGTGTCACCCTCAGCACAGGACGGCCACGGGGACTGCCACGTGAACCCGCCCGAGTACTCGGGGCCGGCGAACGCCTGGACCGTCGCAGCCGGGGTAGGCAGGCCGTTGGCCTCCCAGGTCATCCGGATGTTGGGCCAGAACTCCGGCGACGGCTCCACCAACACCACCCGGGCGGCGAGCCTCGACCACAGCGCCGCCATCGCACCGTGCTCAGCGCCGATCACCCACAACGTCCCGTCGGCGGGGATGTGCGCTGCCATCGAGTCGTACCGCTCGCGTTCCCAGTAGTCCCAGACGTCCCAGTCGGCCAGGTGGTCGGGGAGGACCAGGTCCGGCACGTCGCCCCGGTAGATCCGTGTCGCCTTCACACGAGACCCCGCTCGGCCAGCAGGCTGACCAGCTGAACCATGCGCCGCTCGTAGGTGTGGTGGGTCAGGACGTGCTCACGTCCGGCCTTCGCGATCCGGGCCCGTTCCTCGTCGTCGGCCAGGGCTGCGTCGATCGTCGACCACAGACCGTCCCAGTCGCCGACCTCCCAGCACAACAGGTGCTCACCCGCCGTGTAGAGCGTCCCGTCCGTCACACCCGGGGTGTGCGGGTGGACCAGCAGGCCGCCCCGGCCGATCGTCTCGGGGACCCGGTCCGACAGATACCGGTGACCGCGGGGGTCGCCGGAGAAGCACGAGTCACCGACCAGCACCTTCACCGACGCGTACAGGTCACGCAGTGCCTCGTTGCGCACCGCCGGCTCACCCAGCGCCGGCCAGAACCGGCAGCGCTCCCCGTAGTAGCCCCGGAGCGCCGAGACGAGCTGAGGACGGTGCGTCGACTCGGTGTGATAGCCGGGCGGCCACGTCCCCACGAACGCCACATCCGACGCCATCTCCGGCCGGAAGGTGCCCGGCTCGCACTCCGGTTCCGACACCCCCGGCGGCATCCACACGTGGTCCACACCCGCCGCCGCCCACCGGTCGTCGTTGCCGCCGTCGGCCGAGCACATCAACGCCGTCCGAAAGAACGGCTCCTGCCTCGGACCGGCGATCTGCGACTCCCGGTACAGGTCCCAGTAGCGGTCCAGGTGGAGCGACACCGACGGGACGTCCAGCGCCGACAGGAACCGGTCCTGCGCCCGGTGGGTGCGCTCCGGGGCCAGACCGTGGGTGTGGGTCCACAGCACGAACGCAGCGTCGCCGGGAACCGCGCCGGGGTCCCAGCCGAACGACTGCTCCTGGAGCCGGACCACCTCGTGGCCGTTCGCCTCGAACGCCCGAGCCACGTGGCTCTCGGTGCTGTGAGCCGGCTCGAAGTTCCCGACGTAGGCGACCTTCACACCTGGTCCTCGAGCGCTAGCACCTCGGCCCGGAGGCGCTTGACGCCCCACCGCCGGTCGACGGTGACGCTGGCGGCCTCGAGCCTCGCGGTGAGGTCGGCCTTCTCGTCGACCGGAGGGGCTTCCGGTGCCGCCGGTTGGTCACCGGCGAGGAGCCAGCCGAGCTTCGCCGAGCGACGCTCGTAAGCGTTCCTGCTGACCCGCGACGTGACGCCGGGGTGGTCTGGGTGCCAGATGTCCACGACGTCGGTCACGAGGTCGCTCCGAGGGTTGAGGGGGAGACGGGGACCCGGCGGGCCCACAGGCGTCGCTGGTGCTCGATCTGGTCGAGGATCTGCTGGCGCCGGAAGGTCTGTCCGTCGGTGGTGAACTCGAACCGGCCCACCGCCTTGCCCCGCTTGCGCATCCACCCCTCGGCGATCGCGCGGGCGCACCCGCGGCGGTCGTAGGTGGGTGTCCACGCTGCGAGGTCGGGGGTGTTGCCGTCGGCGTCGGCGACCTTCGCAAGGTCGAGCAGCGAGACGACCTCGTCCGGTGAGAGGACGGGGTCGTTGTCGGGGAGGAGGTTGTCGGTGATGTAGGCGAGCGCCTCGGGCTGGTTCACGCGGTCGCCTCCCAGGAGAAGGGGTGACCCGGCCGGTCCAGCCGGCCGGGTCGTGCAGGGTCAGCTTGAGGCCGGGAGCAGCGCACCGAAGTAGCTGCGGGTGGCCTCGGTCGTGTGGACCGGGTTGACGGGGTTGGCGATCTGCCACCCGAAGCGGGCAACGACGCGCAGGGCGATCGAGTCCTGCTGCATCAGGTTCAGGACCACGTTGCCCGAGTCGTCCGAGATGACGCCCTCGGTGAACACCTTGAACGTCATGTCCTGGCGGACACCCCAGATCGCCTTGGTCCAGTCCCCGACGAGCAGCGACGCGACGGTCGGGAGCCAGCCGCCGTTGGTGACCGCAGGAAGCTGCACCCCGTACAGGCTCGCCGGCTGGTCACCGGCGGGCGGTGCGTAGATCGGCATGCCATCCGTGGTGCGGAGACGGGTGAGCCGCCACCGGAACCCGGGGGCCGTCGCGAAGCCGTTCGGGTCGACGCCCTTCTCGGCGAGGGTCTGGAGCAGCTCCGCGACCTCCTCGGCGAGGTCCTCGCCCGAACCCTCGGTGACGGTGTTGCCCGAGGCGACGGCAGTGTTGAGCACCGCCTCGCCCCACGTCGAGGGGCGGGCCTCGTTGAACAGCGCCGTACGGTCGAGCCGCCGGCCGAACGCCTCGGCGATGTAGGGCCGGACCTCCGACCACACCGGGATCGCCGAATCGTCGAGGTAGCTCTCGGGGATCGGGACGATCACCGCGATCTCCTCGGCGACCAGGTCGAGGTTCTCCCACTCGACTGCCGTGGTCTGCTTGCGCCCGGTGTCGCCGTTCACGAAGTAGGCCTCGGGCAGCACGCTCATCACGGGCTGACGGAGGGACTTCGTCGACATCGGAACACGCCGTGCGAGCTGCATGACCGCCGAGGACCGCGGCATCTCCTTGATGACGTCGGCGACGAAGGGCTCGGGGACCAGGGGGTCGGAACCCGAGCTGGCCCGGTTGATGATCTCGCTGTAACCGGCCATGCCGGGTTACCTCCTCTTGAGGGGACGCGAAACGGCCCACCGCAGCGGATGGGCCGGATTGGTTCGTTGCCCCCGCGGAGGGGGCGAGGTCAGCGCCGCTGTTGGTCGAGCCACGCCGCGAACGCCTGATCGGTGCTCATCTGCGGCGTGGTGGGTGACCGGGCCCCGAAGTCGGGGTCCCGCGACTGCGGGCCAGCGGCGAGGTGCTTCTTCTCGGCGAGCAGCTCGTCGACCGCGGTGGCGATGGCCTTGGTGTCCATCGACCCGTCCTCGGCGACCTCGATCCCCGTGAGGGACCCGCGGGCATCGAGCAGCGCGTACACGTCGGATGGGTCTGCGGCCTTCCCTGCGGCGGCGATGAGGACCTCGGCGCGGATCAGGCGCTTGTCGCCGGCCGCCCGGCCTTCACTGAGGCCTTCGGTGCGGGCCGCTTCGACGGCTTTCTCCTGTTCGGACAGGGACGCTTGGCGGAGCTTCTCGAGTTCGGCCTCGGCCTTCTGTGCTCGCTTCTGGTACTTGGTCGATTCCGTGGTCTTGGACCGGAGCTTGGCGAGCAGGTCGTCGCTGGGCTCGGGCGTCGCCTCGGTTTCGGTTGCTTCGCCCGTCCCCTCGGTGGGGTCGGGGGTGTCCGTTGTGGACTCGGTGTTGCCCTCGGTGGGCGGGGTGTCGGCGTCGGCCACGCGGGCTTCCTCCGGGTGTTGGTGCACCCCTGGTCGGGTGCGAGAACTCAAGCGGCGACGAGGGTCGGGCCCAGCTCAGGACTGTCCACGACCTCGACGACCGGTAGGGATCCCGGCTTCACGCCAGGGGGCAGGTCGGCTTCGTCGACCACGATCCGCGATAGATCGGAGCCGGTCGTGCTGCCTGCACGCCTGTAGAGCGCGGTGAGCGCGTCGTTGGTGGGTTTCGACCAGCCGGAGGCGTCCATGTCGGAGTAGATCGGCTGAGTCGAGCACCCGCAGTGGTGGTGGATGGGACGCAGGTCATGCTTGTGGTAGCGGTGCGTCGCCGCGGCGACGCACAGTCCGCAGTTCGGTCCCGAGCCGAGGACTCGGCGGGAGCCGATGATCCGCGAGTCGCCATCGGTGTGCACGAACGTCGCGGCACGGTCGGCGAGCGTCAGGTCGGTGTTGACCTCGCGGGTGATGCGCCCGGCGAACGACCCTGCCATGGCGGCCCAGTTTGCGCCGTACACGTCCTCGAGCGGGCGCCCTCGTCTCGCAGCGACACCGATCAACTGGTCGGCATCAACACCCCAGGGCTCCGTGTCGGAGTCCGTGGCCAGACCGGCTTCGAGGGACAGGTACGCGTCCGCGTTGCCGACCGCCTGGCGCTGAGCTTCGAGTAGAAGCTGCACGGCGGCGTCGGGGTCGTCGGCTTGCAGCGCCCGGGCGACTGTGACGTTGCGTAGCCGAAGGAGGCGGGCTCGATACGCAAGGTGCAGTCGAGTCGTGTCAGGCACCGGTCAATGCCGGATCAGGGTTCGTCGGCGCCTCGGCGGTGGCGAGCGGCTCCGGGATGTCCAACTCCGGTGGGACTGCCGGCCGCTCGACCATCGACGCGGCCTCGGCGACGATCTGTTCCTGTGCCTCAAGTCGTTCCATGCGGGCGATCTCGGTCGGCGACTTGCCGAGTTCCTCGCGGGCAACCCGCTTCGGGATCAGGCCTGCCTGGAACTGCTTGATCACCGCGTCCGTCAGTTCGGCCATCGTCCGGAACTCCGGGTCCGCCCAGATCACTTCCATCCGTCGCGGTTCTCGTCCGGCGATGGCATCACGGACTCGGATGACCTCGGCGAAGGCTCGGCCGAGGTAGAGCTGCTTCTCGTTCACCTTCGCCACCAGCCCGGCTTCCGCCGACTTGATCGCGTCGCCGCTGGGTGACTGGCCCTGCTGGAGGAAGTAGTGCCGCGGAGTGCGGGTCTGGACCGCGATGTGCTGGACGTCCTCCTCGACCGACGCGATGTAGGGCTTGAGGTCGGTCTGGCCGAACTCGCCGAACTTGGCGTTCGGGTCCTCCGACACCCACAGCCGGTCGATCGCCGCCTCGAACGGCTTGATCGGCTCGCCCTTGTCGTCGACCGGCACCTCCAAACCCGTCGCCCACTTCTGCCTGTAGGCGGTGGTCCACGCCGCGAGCGCCCGGTTGAACAGCATCTCGTTGATGCGGTCCTGGGTCAGGTACACGTCGTCGAGCTCGGACTCGCCGTCGGGTTGCTTGAGCACCGACGGGTAGTTGACGAGGGGGACGATCGGGATCTCGCCAGACGGGTTGTCGGTGACGTCCAGCTCCTCCCACTGGGTGAGCCAGTTCGTGACGCTGTTGGCGGTCGACTCCCGCAGCACGAGATCCGTGCGGCGCACCTCGGTGCCGTCGATCGGGTACGCCGGAGTCCAGGCCTGCGGCCACAGATCAGACGCGGCGATGTCGTTGGCCCTCGCCTGGTAGTGAAAGCACCCGTCCGGGAGCCAAACGTCCGCCATCACCAGGGCGGTCCACTCATCGAGCCACAACCGCAGCCCGGCTGCACGCTTGCGGCGATCCTTCGGGTCCCGTTCGGTGATCGTTGTCCGCGGGTCCTCGATCTGGGCCCGTGGTTCGTCCTCGCCCTGGAACTGCCAGACCGATAGGTATGACCGTCCCATCGCCATCGAGTCGGAGATCGACAGGTTCGCGTCGACATCCATCTCACAGACGTCGGTCCACCAGCGCCACACGTCGCTGTCGGCGTCCTCGCCGCCCTTCGGACGGAACCCCTGCACCCGGAGCCGCTCTGACGGCGCCTGGACGACGAGCCGCATGAAGTTGCTGCGCGACCGGGCGAGCATCCTCCGGAACTCGGCTTTCAGCTCCCGGGGCACGTAGGGGAGCGGATGCTCACCCCGGTAGTACCGGTCCATCAACGCCAGGCGTGGCTGGTCGAGGGCGAGCTTTCCGCAAAGACGGTGAAGCCACCAGGCCGGTGACAGCGGGACCACTCGGTCGGCCGGCTCGATGTCAACAATCGTCATCGAACCCTCCTCACCGGAACCCGACAGCCCTTACCTTGCGCAACCTGACCCCGGAGGCGATCGCATCCGTGCGTGCCTCCCACGCCAAGACGAGCGCCATGGCGGCGTCGATCTTCCGTCCCGGCGCGGGCTTGTTGATCGTCCACAGCTGCTTGCCCTGCTCGTCACGGGCGTTGACCGGGCGCTTCACCGCGTTGCGGACGTGCCGCAGCAGGACGTCGTCGCCGCCGTCTTCCTGCCGGTGGATCTGCCCACCCCGGATCGCCGAACCCACGGCACGGCAGGCGTAGCCGACCTGGCGCCACCGGTTCGTCCACCACGGCACCACAGCCTGCTTGCGGTCGGCGCCCTTGTACTTCGCTTCCCACGCCGCGACCTCGGACTCCCAGTACGGCGGGTCGCAGTAGAACCGCCACACCCGATGCTGGGCGAAGAGATCAGCGACCGCCTGGTTGACCTCAGGCTCAGGGACCTCCCAGTCGTCGCCGGCCTTGTCGGGCTTCTCCCACACCGCGTGGAGCCACGTGTTGCCGGTCTCGACCTCGACGCACACGATGCCAGTGGCGTCGTCGAACTTGGCGCCGTCGAACCCGGCCACCACGAGCTCGTCGCACTGCGGGATCAGCCCGGTCCCACCGAGCTGGGAGAACTTCTCCCGGTCCCACGCCCAGTCGGACGACGGTGCAGCAGTGTTCAGGTAGTAGCGCTTCGCGTCCGAGGGGTCGGTGTCGGGGTCGAGGATCTCCTCGACCAGACGATCGAGGTCGACCCACCCACCCTTCGACAGAGCCGACTCGCCGTAGGCGTACTCGAGCGCCGGCAACAGCTGCGAGGGATCGGCCATGTCGACCTTGTCGACCCCGGGGGGTTCCCGAGTGTCGAAGTACACGCCGGCGGCACGGCGGTCGGAGGCCTTGCCGGTGCGGTCCGCCACCGACCCGTCGCCGAGCCCCGGGGCGTTCTGCAGCTCGAGCGACCAGCCGCCCATCTTCGCTGCGTTCCGGCGCAGCGTGTCAGCCAGCCGCCAGCCGCCGTTCTCCTTCGTCCAGCTCTCGGACTGGTCCAGCACCGCGAACTTGATCGGCTGGCCCTCACGAGAACCCGCAGCAGCGGTGACGGGCTCGAGGCGGCCGGATCGCCCGGTCAGGTAGATCCGGGTCCGGCCCAGGTCGATGCCCCGCTCCCGGCACACATCCGGCCGAGCGGCGAGCGTGTCGAACAACCAGACCATCACGTTGTCGGTCTGGTCCTCGGACACCGCAGCGAACTGCACCCATGGGTCGGGCCACGGCACACCCACCGGCTGGCCATCCGACCACGAGTGGAACACCACGGGCCCGACGAGCTCGGCATACCCGCAGTAGGCGCCCTCGGGGGACTTCCCGGCGCCCTTCGGCCGGCGGATCGCAGCACGACGGTTCACCCGCCGCCCAGTCTGCGGATCCAGCCGCCAGTACTCCAGCACCCGGTCCTGCTGCTCGCCCGTCAACGTCACACCGAGATCCCGCTCGATAAGCGGACCGACCTGGTAGCCGAGCGAGCACACCTGCCCCGGCCACGCAGGGACGAAGCCGACGCGGTCGACGGTCAGCGACACGGACTCAACCCGTGTTGCGCTTCCACCGGTCCGGCGTCACGACCGGCGCCAACGTCGGCGAGTCGGGCTGCTCTGACGGGGGCTTCCACCGCCGGTCCTGCTGACCCTTCGGCGTGATCCCGTACGTGTCCATCGACAACCGCAGCTCGGCCGAGCGCTGGAACTCGCCGCGCTGCACCTGGTCGTAGAGCCGGATCACATGGTTCAACCCAGGCAGATCCGCCGGCCCCCAATGAGCAGCGAACCACGACGTCATCCACGTCTGCCACGCATCCCTCGACGCCTTCAGCAAACCGTCCGGAGGCTTCGGTAGATCATCGTGCTGCCAGCCACTACCGACCGTGGGCTGCCACTCGTGGGTCGGCTTCGACCGGGGGTTCAACCGCTTGTCCGGATCCTTCGGAGCACGTCCTCGACCAGCCATGCCGTCACCTCCTCGGAACTCTTGAGCCATCCCAGAATCCGACAGAGGGCGAGAGACTGACCAAGGCGCCGTGGGAGTCAGGCCCCTAGTTGGTCCCCCCCACCCTCCGTGGTCATCGCCTGCTCGCACAGTGTTCGTGCGTCCTCGCCTGCGCGCCAGCGCTGGAGCAGCGGCATGTCGATGAGCCGTGTCTTGCGTGCGTGACACGACCCACAGCGTGGGCGTAGCCACTGGTCGGCGTCTGGGTCGTGGATGCCGAGGGCTGCGAGGAGGGCTCGGGGTGGGACGTGGTCGGGCTCGGTTGCTGGTGCTCCGCAGTCGACGCAGGTTGGGTGGGTGCGGAGGAAGGCACGGCGCCGGGCGCGCCACTGGTCGGTGGTGTACACCGACATGGCCGGGTCTCCGGCTGCCCTGCGCTGTCTGGCCTGGTTGCGCTTGCGTTCACGCCTGCACGTCTCGCACGCTCCCCCCTCGGTCAGCTCTGGGCACCCAGAGGTGGGGCAGACGGAGGGGGCGCGACGGGGGGACATCAGTCCGGGGTGAGGTCTACCTCGGGGTCCTTGGCTTCAGTGCGCTGCAGGGTTCCCCACCAGCCTCGCCACGTGTCCGTCTTGAGGCGTGGGCCCTGTGCCATCCAAAGGCGATCCACGGCCGCTTGGAACACTGGCTCACCGTGGTCACACATCGAGAGCGGGAGCCATGCGCCAGGTCGGCGGTAGTCCCAGCGGTAGCGGGGCGTGGTGATCGTGACACCGTGGCTGTCGATGATCACCTGCCGCGCGACGGGTGTGGCTCTCACGGCCTGCGTCCAAGATTCAGCGCTTCGGCCGGTACGCACCAGTTCGCTAGGCGCTGCCAGAGCCACCGCAACGGGCGACACCTCTGGTGGCTTAGCGATGTAGTCAGCGTTCTAGCACAAGTCGTGTAAGACATGCAGGTCACACGTCCTTTGGTGTCTTGCGCCATCCACGCTTCTCGCGCTTGGGCTTGGGGTGGTCTCGTTCGTAGCGGTCGACCTTGCGCTGCAGGGCGTCACGCTCGGCGATCACCCGCTGCAGCACCCGGGCGGTCAGGTCGGCGTGGGGTTGGGCGCCGACCGGGATCGACTCGGCCTCACCCCGGGCGATACGCCTCGCCTTCGCCACCAACGCGAGGGCCAGTTCTTCCTCGGTGACCCGACCGGCCGCGTTGTGGTCGTGGTCCCCGGTACGGAACAAGACCAGCGCGTCGTGGGCGGCCTCGGCGAGGATCTCGCACGCATCGACCGTGGCCAACGCAAGGTGCTTGTACGCCTGGCGTGCGTTGGGGTCGCCGTGGGTGTCGAGGGCGTAGTCCCGGCTACCTCCCGCCACGACTGCGTCCCGCCGTGCCGCGGCGCGGTCGTAGGCGAGGGCGTGGAGGTCGTCGATGTGGGGCAGTACGTCACCAAGGAGGGTGGCTGTCGCTGCGATGCGGTTCCGGGTGGAGTCGACCCTGGGGGTGGTGGCGTGCTCGCGCAGGGACGCGAGCTCGCCGAGCAGGTCCGCCCTGCGGGTCACTCTCCACCGTCCGTCTGGTTCACGACGGCCTTGCGCAGCCGGACCAGCTCGCCGAGGACCTGGCGCACTGTGTCGGCGGGGACGGCGATGGGTCCGTGGTCGGTCGGGTTGGCGGGTAGGGCGGCGTTGAGGGTCTGGGCGGGGTCGGTCACGGCAGGTCCTTTCGTCCACGGTGGATCATCTCGTGGGGGCAGACGGATGACGATGCTGGCCAGATCCACGGTGGTGGTCATGCGGGTTCCTCTCGGGCGAGGGGGTGGCGGGCTGCACGTCTGGCGGCAGCGAGAACCTCGGGTGGCGGGGGCTGGAACCGCTCGTTGTCTTCGAAGTCGGCGACGTGCAGCGGCGGCCAAGGGCGGGCGGCGTCAGCGAGCGGCTCGGGTTGGACGGGCGGGTCGAGCGCCTCGACGAGCTGCTCCGGCGTGGCATCCGGGTCGAAGGCAACGAGTTCGATCAGCCGAGACGTGTCACGTTCGGATCGCCGGGTGATGGCTTCTCGCAGCCAGGCGTCGGGGTCGCCGATCGGCTCGACGCCTGGCGCGACCTGGCGTTTCGCCAGGTCGGCCCTGGCCAGGAGGGTGACGGCTTGACGAATTCGGTCGTCGTCGTCGGATGCGTCGCCACCAAGACGACGAGAGTTGTCAGGAGACGTAACTACAGAGGGAGTGGGTGGTGGGCATGTTGAGGCATCGCCCTCCGCATTGCGTTCGCTGTGCGTTTCGGATGCGCCGGGCAATGCGTCCGCATGTGCATTCGCATCGTCCTTGGGTGCTCCCCAGCGGGCACGGGCCGCCTTCCGAGCGGACTCGGTGCGCGACGCCTGGGGCTTGTTCCAGTCGTCGTAGTCGTGGACGACGTAGTCCGCTCCGGCGTCCTCCCACAGGACCACCGACACGAGAGCCTTGGCGAGCTTCGCCGGCGAGCGGCTCGTGGTCAGCTTTGCCACCTGGCCCTTGGGGATGCGCCCGCCGGTGGCGTAGCGCTTGCAGTAGGCGAGCCCGCAGACGAACATCCAGGCGGCTGCGTCGCCGGCGGCGACGACCTTGGGGTGGTCGGGGAACTGGTCGTCGAGGTAGACCCAGGCCATCAGGCGGGTCCGTTCCAGTAGCCGTGCGGCCAGGGCTGGTGGTCGCGCTCGATGGTCCAGGCGAGGGCGAGGTACTCGCTGCCGGACTCCCGGCCGTGGGGGTCGTTCTGACCTGCCACGTTGTAGGTCCAGGCGCACTCCTGCCAGCACACTCTTGGCTCGGGGTACAGCAACACGAAGGTCTCCCTAGGTGCCTGGCCCGGCGTTTCGAGGAGCAGGGTCGCATCCCGGTGTGACTCTGTGATGATCGCCATTCGCTTGCCAAGGGCGTCGAGGTCGCCGGTCCTGCTGGAGGGCTTGACCTCGACGTACACGTCGGTCGTTCGGACCTTGCCATCGCCGGTGGCCGCTGGCACCTGCTTGAGGAGGAAGTCGGGCAGGTACTGGCCGCTGGGACTGGCGAAGGCTTGGGGCTCGTACTCCCAGTGGAAGCCCCACTGGTCGAGCCAGGCGGCGTAGCCGGCCTCGAGCCTGCTACGCATCTGGATGCCCCGATAGTTCGTAGGGCGTGCCTGGAACTGCGGCACCTAGCTGGCCTCCTCGTGGATGTGGTCGGACTGGATCCGCCGCTCGAGTACCTCGCGGCGGTGTTGAGCAAGCCGGCGCCACTCGGAGTCGGTGCCCCAGAACAGGGACCCGCACGCGCAGAAGAACCGGCCCGCCGGGTGCTCGACGGGCACGGCACGGTCGTGGTGACCGCACCACGGGCACGTCGGGACAGTCACGGGAGCGGCCCGTGGGAGACGAGGACGGTCAGGCGTTGGGCCTGGTCCTTGCAACGGTCACAGACCGGCCAGGTTTCGTTCTCGCCCCGCCCGAGACGGTCGAGCGTCGCCGTCCACGCGGCGGGCCTCTGGCGGCATGTGGCGCAGAGCGGGTCGGTCACGCTGCACCCCGGTGGGCGGCGCATCTGCAGCCGACGGGGTGGGGTTTGGGGCGGGGGTGGCGGCCGAGGTCGGCGGTTGCGTCCCGGATCGACGCGGTGATCGACCAGCGGCGGCCGCAGCCGGGGCAGCCGGCGATGGCACGGGTGTCGGGCCCGGGGCGACCGGAGGTGATGTGTTCGAGGTGCCCGCCGCAGTTGGGGCATGTGGCTGTGGTGGTCCAGCCGGTGACCGGCTGGGGCGGTGGGGTCGGGATCTGCGCTCGGGCTTCGGCCCGGAGCCGGTGGGACTCGGCGAGCGCTTCGGCCTTCAGGGTGCGCATCACTTCCAGGAGGGTGCTCTGGTCACCGCTGGATGGGAACACCGGATCCGGGCCGCCCGCACCACGGACAAGGCTGTGGATAACGTCGCTCACGGGATGGCCTCGAACAGGGGGTCCATGCCGGCGGTGCGCTCGCGCTGGCGGGTGGCTGCGGCGGTGCGGGCGTGGTGGTCGCGGTCGTAGTGGAGGTGGCAGCCCTGGCACATGGCGCGGAGGTTCTCGGGGTCGCAGTTCTCGGGGGTGTGGTCGAGGTGGGCGACGGTGAGGATCACCCGCGAACCGGTGCCGTAGGCCTGGCCGTTGTGGGTGTTGGGGCACCGGCCGATGTGGGTGTTGCGCCCGCATTCGCCGAGGCATTCGCAGCGCGAGTCGGCGCGGCCGAAGCGGATGTCGTCGCTGATCGTCTTCCAGTTGGCCGGGTAGCGGTCGCGGTTCTCGGGGCGGATCGGCATCAGCTGCGCCCCCGCTCGTGGCCGAGGCGGTAGACGGGCTCAGGCACGGGGCGCTCCGAACGTGAGGGCGCCTTGGGCGAGCCGGCTGGCGGTGACCTCTAGGTAGCGCTCATCCAGTTCGATGCCGAGCGCCGGGCGCCCGTGGGATTTGGCGGCGACGAGCGTCGCGCCGACACCGCAGCACGGGTCGATCACGGGGACCGGGGGGAGCTTGGCGAGGAGCTTCGACATGAGTCCGACGGGCTTCTCGTTGGGGTGTGCCCGGCCGACGGCTTGGACGGGGGGATGGCGGATCACCGATCCGCAGTCGCGGCGACCGGCGAACGGTCCGCCGATGACGTAGATCTCTTCGTGGTCGAACTTCCACGGCAACGACAGGTCGCCCATGCCGAGGGCACCGCCCTTGTCCCAGATGAGCACGCCCTTCGTGGCCTCTGGTCGAGGACGCTTCCAGGTGCCGAACACGAGGGCTGGGCCACGACCGGCCCACCAGTCGAGGACGGCGTCGCGGACGGTGGTGTCGTGGTCGTTGGCGATCGTGCGGGCGTTGCCGGCCAGGCGGGTCCGGTTGGTCTCGTAGCTCGCCCCGTAGGGCGGGTCGAACGCCAGGGCGCACTGCAGGTCGTTGAGGCCGAGCTGGGGCAGGATCTCTCGGCAGTCGCCGTGGAACAGTTGGACGGTCCCGTCGTCGAAGTAGGGGGTCACGTCGCCGTCCCGTGGCGGTTGGTGATGGTCTCAGGCCGGTAGTGGCTCACGACGCGACCACCGCGGGTTCGTGGACGGTGAGGAACCGTCGGGCGGACGCACGCCTACGGTCGCCCTCGCGCTTGCAGATACGGCAGATCCGACCGCCCTGAGGGTGCGGGTTCACGTAGGTGTTTTCGGGCGAGTACTCGTGGCCACGCGGGCAGTGCGTCTTCGCCGCGTTGACAGCGGCGAAGCCCGACCCTCGCAAGAGGTTCTCCCGATGGGTCACGGGCTCAAGGTGGTCCGGGTTGACGCAGTGGCGGGCAGTGCAGCCGCGGGACTTCACGTGGTCGATGTCGTGCCCCTCGGGGATCGGACCGACGTACAGCTCGTAAGAGACCCGGTGGGCGGCGACCATCTTCTTGTTGATGTTGAACAGCCCGTAGCCGCGGTTGTTCAACTTGGCGGTCCACAGCCAGCAGCCGTCCGTCCGCTGGACCTTGGCCTCGAAGCGCTCAAGCAGGGTGCGCACTCGTGCCCTCCTCCACAGTCAGAAAGAGGCCGACGCGCTCGCGGGCGAGGTCGGCGTTGCGTTCGTCGATGTCAATGGCGATGCAGTTGCGGCCGTGGCCGGTGGCCACCGCCGCGGTGGTGCCGCTGCCGCCGAAGGGGTCGAGGATCGTGCCGCCGGGCGGGCAGGAGGCGAGGACGGGGCGGATGATCAGCTCGGGCGGAAACGTGGCGAAGTGGGCGCCCTCGTAGCCCGAGGTGTTGATCACCCACCACGTGAGCGGCGGGGTTCCCTTGGGGTTGTCGTGGACGCCCAGCTCGCCGTTGCCGCCGGTGTGGTAGCCGGGCGCCCCGCGATTCCTCGATGAGCGCCGTGTGGGGTTGCCGCCCGGGCCGTCGGTGATCCTGACGGCGTCGAGGTCGAAGTAGTAGGCGGGCTGCTTGGACGCCCACACGAACAGCTCGGTGGCCTCACGGAACTTGTCGATGATCTCGCCGGGGGTCGGTGCGGGCTTGCACCAGGTGACCGAGGGGCGGGTGATCCACTGCCGGCACGGTTCTCCGGTCAGGAGGTTGCGCCCGTAGGCGAGGGAGGCGCCGAACAGCTCGGGGATCCAGCACACCGACTTGCGCATCGGCATGTCCTTGCCGCCGTAGGGCGTGCCGGGGCTGGCGTCGCGCACGGCCCGGTTGGTGCCGGCGTAGCGGTTCTGGCCGGCACGCCATCCGTCCTCGTCGTAGTCGCCGCCCGCTCCCCCGCTACCCGAAGCGGTGTCACCGAGGTTGATCCAGATGGTCCCGTCGTCGGCGACGATCCGCCACAGCTCGTCGGTGAGCCGCAGCAGCGTCGCCAGGAACTCGCCTGGGGATGCTTCCTGGCCGATCTCCTTGGCGGCGTCGGGGTGGTCGAGGGGGAGGTACCGGCGCTTGCGCCAGTACGGCGGCGAGGTGATGACGCTGTGGACCGACGCGTCAGGCATCTCGGCGAGGCGGTCGAAGACGTCGCCGACGAGGTAGGTGGCCGTGCTCATCGGTGGCCTCTGGGGAGCGTGTGGGCGTCGGGGAGCGGGAGGGCGAGGGAGAGCTGGGTCACGCCGGCCCCAGGTCGTCGAGAGCCCGACGCTCAGCCGGGGTGACGGGTTCGGGGTCGTCGTCGAGGATCGCGAGGCAGCGGCGGAGCTGGGCGACGACGGGGGCGATCAGGTCGGGGCTCTCCCACCACGGCGGGGGCAGCTCGACCGCTTCGGGGTCTCCGGGCGTGATGTTGACGAGCCCGCCTTTGCCGCCGGTCGCTTCGTCGAGGACGGCGTCGTGGCGGTCGTTCTCTGCCCGCTCTGCGGCAGCGAGGGTGAGCAGGAGCCGCCCGAACTCGCCCCGCACGTTGAGGAGGTCGTGGAGGAACCGGGCATAGTCGCCGGGCTCGCAGGCTTGGGGGCCGAACGACTCGACGGCCCACTCCCAGCCGCCTTCCATGATCGAGGCGAGGAGGTCGTGGACGAGCTGTCGGGTGGAGCCGATGTTGACCCCGCCGGCCCGCATCCTGTCGTCGCAGGCGAAGGGCGGGTAGATGTCGGCGCCGTCGTAGCCGGGGCGCTGCCACGGGCCGTATGGCTCGTTCACTGCGCCTCCCGGGCGTGGTCGCTGTCCTGCCGGGTGAGGCGGACCTGGTCGGGTGGGAGAAGGTTCTCGAGGAACTCCTCGACGGCCTTGGTGACGAGGTAGTTGATGGGCAGCCCGTGGGTCTCGGCGGCTTCCCGTAGCTGCTGGTGCAGGTCGGTGGGGAACCGGATTTGGGTGCCGGAGCGGGTCACGCCACCCTCCCGAGCCGGGCACGCCAGGCGTCACGGATGTGGGTGAAGGTGGGCCCGTAGGGGCGGTGGCAGGCGCGGCACTCGCCGGGGGCGTGGCGTTTCTGGTCGCAGTTGCAGGGCCCGGTGAAGCGGGGGGTGTCGCAGACGCAGACGTCGCAGTGCCGGGCACGGTCGCGGTCGTTGAGGTGGGTCACGCTCGGTGCCTCCGCCTGCGGCCGTTGGCCCGCTTGAGGCCCCCTGCGCGGACGATGCCCTTGCCGGCCGGTCCCCTCACACCGGCGGTCATGTTCCGGTTGACACCCCAGTCCTTGCGACGCTTCGGCGGCTCACCACCGATCAGCGCGGCGATCTCGTCGTCGGACATCTCGGGGTGGTTGCGCCGCAGGAACGCTGCGACGTCGCTGGGGGTCTCGTTGGGCGGGTAGGAGGTGCCCATCACGCGGCCACCTGGATGGGGTCGGGGTCGACGGGGGGTAGGACGACGGGGGTGGTGGCGTGCCAGGTGGTGTGGTGGTGCCACTGGTCCCAGGCGGCGGCGACCGAGCCGGTGAGGGTCGGTGCGGGCTGGCGGGCGAACACGGGCGGGGGTGGGTCGGGCCAGGTGGTCCCGGTGTGCTCGTTGACCGCGGCCCGGGGTCGGTGGGTGGCGGGGACGAAGGTGGGGTCGGGTTCGTCGAGCCACGCCGGGTAGGGCACGGTGGGGACGTCGACGGTTGGCGGGATGAGGGCGATGCGGGGTGTGGGGCGGGTGGGCCGGTCGTAGGCGAGGGCGACGCAGAGGGCGACCCCGACGAGGGTGATCGCGCAGTAGGCGGCGAGCGGGTTCACTGGGTGGCCTCCTGGAACTCGGTGCAGGCGCACCCGTCCTCGGTTTGTGGACCGGTGATCTCGCAGACGCCCCACCGGTCGTCGGGTGGGATGCCCGTGGTCTGCTTGGGTCTGCGGTGCCAGACCTGTGGGTGTCCGCATCGGCAGACGGGGCGGGTGGCGGAGACCATCACGTGTTCGGCTCCAGTCGGCGGCCGAGGTCGGGGTCAGCGTCGGAGACACCGAGGACCACGGCGTTGTTGGCGCAGCGAGCGGCGGCGAGAGCGTCGGCCTTGCTGACGATGCAGAACCCGGCGCGGTCCAAGGCAGCGAGGATCTCGTCGATGCGCTCGCTGGCGTATCCGGACCGGCGCTCGCCGGCGTCGATGCCAGCGAGGATGGCCCGGCGCATGGTCGACGTGGTGGTCATGACGTCACCGCCCGGACGCCGAGGGGGTGCCGTCGACCGGCGAAGTCGGCGTTCGCGGCCTCGGCGTGCTGTACCTGGAAGTCGATGGGCAGGCCGGTGACCTGCTGGCCCCAGAGCGAGACGGCGAGGTTCAGGTCATCGATGTCGACCAGGTCATCGAGGGCGGCCCACGAGTCGTCGTCGAGCATGACCCGCACGTCGACGTCTCGATGGCCGGTGGTGGTCAGGGCGGAGCCGACGAGGTAGGCCCGCTCGCCGTGGAACATGCGCCAGAGGGCCACGCCCCAGTCGTCGAGGAGGCGGATCCCGGACTGGGTGAGATAGGTCGCCCGGTCATCCATCGTCGTCCGCCTGGTAGTGGTGCTCGATCAGCCAGGTGAGCTGGTCGCGCAGCTTGGCGGCGGCGTCGAGCGTGAGCTGGACGGTGGCCTCGGGTGCGGGGATGCTGGGTCCGCCACCACCTTCCCGGACGTGTAGCCAGACGCACGGCTCTTCGGCGTTGGACGACTCGTAGAGGCTGGCGAACCCGTGGGGTCGGCCGGCGAAGGTGCCGGACACGACCGGCAGGTGATCGAACCCGCGGTCGCTGGTCGATGGGATGAGGTGTGCGGGGTCGCTCACTGTCGTCTCCGGTTCTCTCGGGCGATCCGGTCCTCGTCGTCGGTCCCTGCGGCGAGCCTGCAGTGGCTGGTGCCTTCGTCGCTGGTCTCGACCCAGGGGCACGGTCGGGCACGGAGACGCTCGATCTCGGCCGCGAGGGCGTTGAGTGCCACCGTGTCGCCTCGTATGGTCTGTGCCTGGGTGGCGAGCCGGGCTTCGTGGCCGACGGCCTCCCGGCGCAGCTGCTCGATCTCGGCCAGGCATTCGCTGAACAGCTGGGCGGGCGAGTACGGCCTGGCGGCGGTCGACATGCCGAGGGCCTCCAGGAGTTGGCGGATCAGCTCTTGGTGGTCGGGGCGGCCGTGCGAGCAGACGTCGGTCCCTTTCCCCTTGAGTCGTTCCGGCTTGGATGGGTCGTCGTCGCTGGGGCGGGCAGGCAGTAGAGCCATCACCTGGTCTGCGGCGACAAGAGGCCACTGGTCTGCGGTGAGTGGGCTGCGGTACGCGAACTCGATGCGCTCGGCGATCTGCTCTCGGGTGGGGCCGGGTACCGGCTGGTCGACGCTCACGCTGCCTCCTCGGCTGATGAGAACGGGGCCCAGGTGAGCAGGACCCGGGTCTTGTCGAAGGCCCGGCCGACCAAACCGCGGCGGATGCGGAGGCTGGCGATCTGACTGACGAGCACCTCTCGGCGAGCGAGGTCGTCGGTGCCGGCGACACGCCAGTGGTCGCGGACCGTGGTCGCCCCTAGTGGTTGGCCTCCGCGCTCGCGTAGGAGCCGCCGGATCAGGTACGCGTCGAGGCGTTCGCGACCGATGGTCTGTCTGCAGCGAGGGCAGTAGAGGACAGGGCGCTTCTGGTTCGTCCCACGACACAGGTACACGGCGCAGTCGTCACAGTGGGCGACGCGAGAGAGCAACGGGCTCGTCTTCTCCCTTTCGCTTCGCTTCCGGGACTGAGGAGTGGCACGGGAATCGAGGATGTGCTGCAACGCAGCGAACTCGTCACTGGTGAGGATCGCCAGCGACTCGTCGATCACCGGGTTGCCGGCCTCGTCGCGAACGACCGCTGATGGGTCAGCTCGTTTGGCGCTTCGCTTCCGCCCAGGGTTGCGGGGTGTCATGCCAGCGAGG